TCTGCTGAATCATCGCCATCGTCAAGATCATCATCCTCATCGTCAGAGTCATAATCTCCATCCTCTCCTTCTTCGACATCTTCCTCCTCCTCGTCAAGGTCGTCACTGTCAGCGGCAGGCATCCAACCGGCAATCTCTGGGGAGTATTCGCCGTTGTACGTTCCAGCCTTGACCCTAATAACAGCCTTGCTGCCAACAACTTCTTCTGTGTCTAGGACACCACGGCGCTTGCTCTTGCTGGCCAAGCCAATGGCCTGAAGAAACTGGTCAAGCTTCCACTGCGATGAGTCCGTCAGCACAATGCGATCCCAAAGCTTGCTGCCCTTAAAGGCACCGCTAGTAATCTCACTGACGATAGTCAGCATAGGCTTACCGGCTTTACTGGGATTGTTGGTGACCTCGTCAATGCGAACGTTGTAAACTCCGGGGCGTGGAGCCTCGAAATTCGTACCCGTAGCTTTGCTAGGGTCTGTACCTGATACGTCAAACTTAACCTTCATGGTTGTTTACACTGCCTTTCGTTTTGTTGTCGTTGTTGTCGTCGTCCGGCGTCGACGTGGTGTCGCACCAGCACTAACCAGACTAGCAGCCATAGCCTTCTCAAGCTCAGGTACTGTCGGGTTTTCTAGCCTGCCGCTCATCCCGGGATAGCGACCTTTGGCTAGAAACTTTCCTTGCTTTTCAAGGATGAGTCTTCTGTGTGTTTCTTCTTCTTTGCGGTAAGTCTGCAAGTAGCCAACAATGTTCATGTAGCCGCAAACCTTCTGGGACAAAGTCCCCTGACCGCCCTGTATCATCGGGAGGTATAGGACTTTACCGTCGTTGTCCTCGGTCTTCATAACGTGAGCGGTGAAGCCTACGTTCATTGGGAGCTTCTTAAAGTTGCGCACCATTGTGCTCAGCCTGCTCTGGTTAACCAGATACTCGTGCTGGTCGGGAACCCAGCGATTGCGGTGGGGCTTCTCTGCGACGAGCTGCTCCATCAAGTTGTCCACACCCAGTCGTATTCCTCGCAACCATCGTGCCGTAGGTATTCGAACACCTCGTCGATGTCTTCGTAAGTGGGGGCCAGCCAAACATCAGCCGTGCTGCCCATAGCCGCTGCGCTGATTGTTTCGCCAGAGTCGTTACTGACGATGAGCGTCCTAGCACCGCTAGCAGCGAACACTGTCTTGCCTGCGCCCGGCTCGCCGTAAATCATTACCCGATGGTGCTTTTCTTCCTGCCCCATTGGTCGGATTGCTTTTGGTCTTGTCATTCTGATTCACCTAACTTGTCGTTGTGATCTTCGTATGGGTCCCACGTTGTCATCGTGGCATTGCGTATTGCCAGCCAGTCTGACTGGGACTCGTGAACTTCGCACATGTCTCTGAACTCGCACCAACCGCAGTGCTTGTCAGGATTCTTGTAAATACCTAGCTCGCCGGAGCGAACCATCTTCATTTCTTTTACCTGAAGAACTACTCGGTCGTAAACGCTTTGGCGCTCGGCATCGGTACGCCAGCTATATTCTCTCTTGAACATTGGCGGTGGCTGGCTCTTGCTAATTGTGCCGTTCTTATTGACGTAGTGGCCTTCGTCATTCTTTAGCCGAGTGTCCGGAAGCGTCTTGCGCAGTCTGTTGTACAGAACAAAGTCAAGGCACTCTTCCTCGTCGATAACGCCCATTGACTGCAAGAACATTTGACCGAACGTCCAGTAGGCACCGCACTGCTCATCAAGGATGAGTGGCGCACCAAAGGGATCTAGGCTTGCCCCGGTCTTATGCTCAAAGAATCCTCTTCTCTTTGTTTTGCGATCCTCCACCACAGCATCCACTGTGCCGGTATAGGTGCAGAGGTAATCGTCGTTCTCGTCGAAGATGTCTAGCTGGAAAGACTGCTCAGGCTCAATTATCTTGAACTGATTGTCCTTGCCGTACAGCTCCCAGTACTGCTGCATCATTGAAAGGCCGAGTTCACTTGCGTAAACATCCCCTGCCTTAATTGCAATGAAGTCCTCGTTGCCCTCTGCAAGGAACTCTGCAAACACTTCCTCCCAAATAGCTGCCGGATGCCCACCCCGCTTTATGCCGGGCTTGTAGAAGCGGGCCAAAGCCTCGTGAATCAAAGTGCCGAAAGCTAGCGGCGCTGAGTTTGACTTACTGCGAATTTTGTCTATGTAGGCCCAAGCCCACTTCTGCCTACAAGACCTGTAAGTACTTAGCTCACTAGTTCTAACCGCAAGGATGCCTTCACTCATTTAATATCCCTCCTGTCGAACGACTGTCCACACGAACAACCGACTGCCGGACTTGGCACGGAGAACCATCCTTTCTCCGGTGCCTTGTCCGCCAGCGAGCCAAACAGTACTCGAGCCAAACTTCCTAAGCAAGCTTATTTGATAACTCATAAACATAAATAGCCTCACGGGCATGTGTGCGCGCGAGCCGCAAGCTGGTAATAAAACTCTTCGATGTGTGAATCATATTTTCATATTATTTTTAGCCAAAGAGTTTAGGCCCCTCGCGCTACGCTCGTGAGTGTATTTATGTTTAGGAGTTATGTCGTTGATCGAGAACTCTTTGGTTAATAGATTCTTTGCTTAAGTTTCCGCTGTGGATTCTTTCGTCAACAGTATCTTTGGCCAGTATCTTGTAAACGATTACCTGACTAGTTTTATTACCACGATGCGCCCTATCTTCGGCTTGCTCTTGGTCGTCTGGGTTCCAGGTTTCATCTAAGAACACGACCGTGTTGCTGCGGTCAAGCGTGATTGCAACACCTCCGGCGTTGGTATTCATAAGCATGACGTCTACAGCCCCTGACTGGAATTCTTCAATCGCAGTAGCTCTTTCCGGACCTGTGACATTACCAGTGATCTTGCGAGTTGGGACGCCTTTCTTTCCAAGCCACGCTTCGACCATATCGATGACTTGAGTGAATTGGCTAAAGACGATAACGGGGTCTCCGGCTGGATGGCTGCCATCGTCAATACCGCGATCAGCCAAAATTTCCCAGAGAGCTGGGAGCTTTGCTGAGTCTTCCGTTGGCTTGATTCTGAATGATTCTTCATTGATAACCTCCACTGTTTGTTTTGATATCGCAAACTGTCGCATTCTTGTATACATGGCAAGAATAGTTATTGCGTCTATGCTTTCATTCTCTATCTCTATTTCGCCGTTGAGCTCCCACTCGTCGTATTGTTTTTTCTGAGCTCCTGAAAGCTCCACCCAACGCTCAACGTATTGCTTGTTCGGCAGCCATTGCATTATGTCTTTCTTCAAGCGGCGAACGCTGTACTCATTCATCATTTGGGAGAACTCTTCACGGCGATGCTTTTTAACATCCCCAATGACTTTGCCAAATCCATTGTCGAACACCGTTAGCCAGTTGCCTGCGAACGCCCACTTGCTACTGAACTCCTCCGGGTAGAGGAAGTTAAGCACTGCCCATAGCTTGATTGGCGCACCGCCCATAGGCGTTCCCGAAAGGGCAATCCTCTTCTCTGCTTTTATTTTCTTCAGGCTTTTATAGGCGAGAGTCTTGTTATTACTCAGCCCCATGCGGTGGAACTCGTCAAGAACAACTACGTTCCAATTGACCTTGTAAAGCTCCGGGAAAGGACTGCCACCGCTGGCGTTCAGCTTAATGGCCTCGGGATTTACAATAACCCAACAGGGGTCACCCTTTCTGGCAGTTACTAAGATGTCGTTTATTGCGCGTTTACGGGCCGCACCGGGCTGGCCTACCGTTACCACCGGGACGTCTTCTGCGACCCATTTACGCACCTCTGTGGCCCACACAGAGTAAAGCGAAGTAGCAGGCGCCACCACCAAAATAGGTCCCTGCTCTAAGCCTGCCTCATATATAGAAGCAATGGTTTCAACGGTCTTGCCTGTTCCGGGTTGGTTGGTGTTAAGCGGATTAGGAGCCGCAGCCATGTACGCAATATCAGCAAGCTGATATGGCCTTGTGCTGACCCAAGCATGAAGCGCAGGGTTCAGTTCAGGAAGCATGTGTAGGTCAGCAGTTTGGGCAGTTGACATCTGCTTTAGAAGCGCAGAGTTTTGCTTGCGCATGGCAACTTCTTTAAGTATGGCAGGCTCCCATTGCAGGTCTTCTGCATGGAAGTATTCACCAACACTTAGGTGGCTATCTACAGTTGCCGGGATCCTCCACTTGGGACCACCTTTGTCTTTAGGAACAAACTTAGCCCCGCCAATCTTTTTGATGGCAGTGACCCAGTCTGGCCGGTATTCAAAAATACATTCCCAATATTTACTGTCTTCTGATAACTGAATGTGCATCTTTATATCTCCGTCAAAATAGAACTAGGGACCGAGGCCTAAGCCTCGGTCCCTGTTGACTCGCTGGCTGAACAAATTAGCGAGTAGCTACGCGGAGAATACTCGAGACAAAGAGGATTGCCTGATTATCGTCTGCGGTCTGAACGGTTACCTCTGCCTCGTCACCTGTGCCGGAGATATCGAGCACATCGGTAACGCGGACTTTCAACTGCGAACCACCGTGCTTGTACGTCACGCTCTTATTCATAAGGTGAGCGGCGAGGTCTTTGGTGGTCATGGCTCCGAGCTTGCTTTTGACAGGAGCCTTTTTGGCGGCAGGCTTCTTGGCTGGAGCTTTAGCCGTAGCTGCCTTTGATGCGGCTGCTTTCTTGGCGGCCTCTTCCTTGCCCTTGCTGGCGCGCTCCGGAGGAACGATGCCGTCGGGGTAGCGACCACCCTTGCCGATCCTATTGCCACGAGTGCTATTGCCCGTGACGTTCTCGTAGATCTTACGGCAGCGAGTTTCCGGCAGGCCGGACCTAACCATAATCTGCCCCCAGCTGAGCTGGTCCTCGTCACGAGCTTTGACAATCGCCGCTGCGATGTCTTCGTCTGTGCGGCCCTTGATGCGATCCTTAGGCTTGACACTGGCGCTCATGTGGATTTTAGTGACCTTGCCCGCCGAGATGCCAACAGCATCGGCAATCTCGTCCCACGTTGCGTGCTCTTCACGCATTGAAACAATCTTGTCAACTTGCTCTTGGAGTGGCTCAACGCTCTTATCTTCTTCTGTGATTGACGGCACTATGTATTCTCCTGTGTCAGGTATCCACCCAGATATTGGATGGTCTTTTGATATTACAACTATCTGTGTTCCCTAGCAACTACCAGCGATAGTAGTTCCCCATAGTTTTATCGAAGAACCACACCGAGGAGTCTTTGTACTTGCGGGTTTTCTTTACGGTGTTCTCGATAAAGTCATTCAGAGCAGTCCACTCCTTGACGCGAACCTTTGCGCCAGCAATAGACCAAAACTCTTCTTCGTCGTCGTAGTAGATAACGATGTCCTTTGGCGAGGGCTCCTCGTAAGTGCTGAAGGCCTCCTGCCATTGGAGCCAGCGCAACGCTGCGAAGCCCCAGTGAGTGTAAGCCTCGGTAACTGTACCGAGGCCTTCCTCGTCCCACTCGGCAAGTATCAGCGCCGAGTAACCCTCACTAATGCCGAATGGGTCTGCGGATATATCGAACATCCGCGCCCAGCCGGTCTCAGCCGACTCACCCGAAACCGCGACCGGAGTCATTCTCTTAGAGATGCTCAGGCCGTAATCATTTGACAAGTAACCAACTTTATTTTCCATAAACAAAGCCTAACCCGTTTGCAATTCGGTCCATAGTTTTGAAGACTCACGCTTGCGCGCCGTCTAGCTCCTCTCGCAGGATGGCGTCATATTCTTTTTTGTGGTTGTTGACCAATCTTGTGCGAGCGCGATTAGCTGCGTTTATTTGGATTTTGTGCTTCGCGTTATGCCTTCTGTGTCTGGTGAGTCTGCGATTGTGAGCATCCTTGCAAACTTGACATCTGCAACCAAGATTGTAAGCCGTGGCAGTGCCATGTTCTGAGCTATGTATCTTCTCGTCTAGTGGCTCTTCTGGCTTCCACTTTGTTGGTTTGTCTTTACTTCCTACCATTTGCTGAACTCCTCAGGCTGCTTGTAGTGCGACGTAAGCGTCGCAGATTTGGTTTGGCTGGGTTGGTAGCCGGGTTGCTTCTACGGTCCGTATAGGGCACGCTACGTTGCCCCTAGGTCCTTCGGTTGTACGGGCGGCAGCTTGGCGTCCGGGTTGCCCTGCCAGCTCGGCCAGAGTTCCGCAACAATGTCATCAAGCACCACACGCTGATCGGGGCCGGTGTCGCTCATGTAGGCGACTAGCGGATCGCTAAAGGGAAGTATCACCAGCACCCTTCCGGTTGACAGCGGACGATAGCTGTACTTGCCGATATCATCCTCGAGCTCCTGCCGGTAGGTTTCCAACTCTTGGATTGTGCGCTGCTGAGCGTTAAAGTCTTGGAGGATAAAAGGAATCTCCAAGTCTATTTCGTCACCGTTGTCATCAATAAGTGGCATTGCCCCTCCGCTCTTCAGGCCGCCTGAGCGACGGAGCCTTCTTTATAGCGAAGACATTGTGCTCAATCTCGCGGACAAATTCTTCTGGAGCGGTATTTCTAATGCCACCATCGCCGGTGGCGTACCATCCGCTATGGAACACTATCTGCCCGTAGCGGTCCTCTGAGAACTCTGCGTTAGGCAGGATCTCTAAGATTTCCGTAACGAGGTCTAGGTAATCGCTACCCTCCCTCATCCTAGGGCCTTTCTGCTAGATGGCATTGACTTGCCACCCATGTCGGCGTTCCGACCGGCGCTGGCACCGGCACGGCTCGCCGATGAATTTGCCTTGCGCTGGCCAGCAGATATCCCACGCCCCACGTTAGGGAACTGGCGGTCGTACTCCTCGGACACTTCCTCCTGCCGTGACTTCAGCACTAGGGCCACACTGGTC